CCTCCATTAAGAATGAATTCAACACCACGATTTTCGTAGTTATTTTTATTTATGTTAAGATTTAACGAGTTGGTGCTCTCTGAGAAACTTGATTGTATCAATACATCCTCCTAATTTTTTCTCATCACAAAGAACCTGTGGAAAGGTAGATCCTTCACCAAATTCTTCATAAAATTGTTCTCTTGTGAATTCTTTTCCTAAAGTATACTCGACATAATTGCTACCTGTCAAGTCTAGCACTGTCTTAATTTTATAACAATAAGGACAGTCTTCTTTTGAATAAATTGTAAAATTCATTTCTCTAATTGTCTGAAAATAATTGTATCCAATCATAAATTACACTTTTCCAATCATAATTTTCTCTCGCAAAGGTTTGAATTTCTTCGCACTTAGATTTATATAGTTGACTATTATCTTTGTATATTTCAATGGTCTCTTTTAACTTTTTTTGAAACCTTTCTGCCTCCATGGGTAATAAGATACCAGCACCTTTTTCACCATCTTCACCAAGAAATCCAACAGGTGTTCCCATAACAAGTCTTCCTGCACATGCAGCTTCAAGAGCAGGAAGACATCCCGCCTCTTGTGTTGATGATACCACTAAACCATCAATGGTTTTATAATATCCAGGCATACAATAGTTATTATACTTTACAGTTGTTTTTAAGTCAATCCCATCAATTTGATTAACAACATTTTCTACTAGATACCCTCTCTTAATTTCATTACCATAGTAATCGTATGCTTCTTTTGCACCACCATATCCAATAGTTTTTAAACTATTAGAAGGTTTCGAATAATACATATCAAAATGCACAGCAGTCTTTGTTACTTCTGGCACTCTTTCCACACCAAATTCAATTGATTTTTTCTTCAAAGTATCAGAAATTACAGCATATTTTTTAACTTGATTAAATAAATCATTTCCGTACTCATTTAATGCTTTCAATATATCAATTTGTCCATGCCCGACCATGATAATTTTTTTCATAGAAATTCCACAATACTGATATAAATGCATTGCCACTGAAGGAATAGTCACAAAGTAATCATAAACAGAATTTAAAAAATCAAACTCTTCTACAATATATTGATTACCCCAATCAATAATATCAGTATGAATCCCATGAGAATACAATTCCTTAGCAAGAGCATTATGAATTGATCCAAATGCCCATGCATTCTCAAAGAAGAATAAAACTTTTACCATACTACTTTTTTGACTTCGAATTTTCTTTTCGGTTTTTTATCTACTTTTGGAATTATAGAAAACTTATTGAGTTTATTAATTTGTCTTTGTGTTTCGGGTTTTAATTCATACCATCCACCACAAGTATGGACATTTAATATATCTTGAAAAAATTTCTCATACATTTGACCAACACTTTCCAATGAGAATCTTTCGGCAAATTTTCTACAGTCTGATGGTTTGATCTTGTTGATATTGAGAGCGGCAGATACAAAATCATCAAATGTCCTGCAACGATACCCAGTCAATCCATGTATATTATTCTCAGTGAAAGCTCCCCAGTCTGTAGTGATGGTTGGTGTGCCAGAAATAAGATTTTCTACCTGGACACCACCAAATGGTTCGATATACATTGAAGGAATAAACGATCCCTTTGCCCTCGACATAAGTTTTTTTCTCTTCTCAATGTCGGCATAACCAACAAATTCTACATGAGGAGGAAATGTAAGATTCTCTGGATTTTGTCCCGCAATAATTAATTTTGCACCAATTTTTTCCGTTACCTGAACAGCAATTTCCACACCTTTACCAGAATAAACTCTACCCAAGAAAAGAAAATAATCATCCTTTTCTTCAGAATATTCAAACTCTTCAAAGTCAAAATAGTTTGGAATAACAGTTTCATACCAATCTTGTTTCGCATATCCTGCTGCTTCAAGACCACAATAGGCATGATAGATCGCATAGGACTCAAATACTTTCCATCTTGCCCAAAATCCTCCAGCATATCCAATGCCAGGTTCGACACAAATTAAATCTGGATGTGCATCACAGACTGGTCTGACACCATGCCCCCAGAAAGGAAGAATGAAATCATTTGATTGTTTTCTCTTTCCTACTTCTTCAATAGCATTCTTATAAAATGTTTGATATGCATGATCAGAGGTATCAAAAGTAAAAAAGTTTTTCCTCCAATCATAATCTCCATAGGCAATCTCAAGATCCTTATTCGTTGTTACAGAAACATGTTCTGTACAGATCAAATCAGAATCTTCATGACCATAATGAATGACTTCATGCCCTCGGGCAGTCATCATCTTACCAAATTTAACTACCTTTTGCGTATATGCACATGCCACATACTCCTTACTAGACACCGTATGTGGCAACCCAAGAATATGAAATCTCATAAAAAAATTATCTGCTCAATTTATGTATATTATATCATGGAGATGGAGTATTTTCCTCAGAATTCGATGGACCTAATGATGGCCAAACAACCTCAAATGGATCTGTTATAGAAGTTGTAATATCTCTGAGTGCCTGGACATATGCGTCTAGATCAGCAATATTATCTGTTGTGGTAGTAATACCCTGTCTAGTTTCACTCAAATTTCTCATAATTCTCCACTCAACTGTTTTTATTTTATCTTCCCTGATTTGTCTAATAGATTGCCATCTTCTATCATTTATAGCAGTAATTTCAGATTCTGTCAAAGATATAATTTGCCACTCAGTCCCGGTCCAAACAAGTTTATGTGTTTTTTGATCATAATCTGGTGGATTTGAAACTTCAACATATCCAGCATCTAATAATTCATCACTCGTAAATGTAGAAGAGTCTGTTCTAGTTGAACCATCAGAAAGTCTAATTCTTTCTGGAATTTTTGTAGTTGGATATTCTGTTTTATATGAGTATAATGGCATAATTTTTTCTCCCTATTATATGTAGATATACAATAATCTATTAGGGAATAACCTCAATAGTAATATCCTTAAAGTATGATCTAATGGTGCTACTATCCTGGTCAGCATCAAATCCTATTTCCCAAGTACTACCCGTAGTCCAACCACTGAGACTAGATAAAGTGGCACCAGTTAATGTGGCACTATAATTACTAACTACAGTTCCAGTAAAACTTCCAATTCTAATTATAGTAGTGATTGCTCCCGTCGCAAGGTTCATTGTTATTGTAACATAATATGTTTGAAGTGTACTAGCTCCTGATATACTACCAGATCCAGTTCCAGAAGTAGGATACCAATTAGGATTACTACAATTCCATTGGAATGCTATTCTACTATTTTGAGCACCCCAATTCCATCTGGGACTAGTACCAGTCCTAAAAATACAGAACCCGTGGTCAGAACAACTATCATTTTTAACAACAGCAAAACTTAAAACTAAATCAGTATCAGTAAACGCTTCATTAGTTACGATAGGATAACTATTACTAGTACTAGAAGCGTCTCCATTAATCCACATACCAGAAGAATCAAAACCAGTGTTAGTTGCATATTTTGTTCTTTGAACCATCCAAGAAGCTATAGATCCTGTAGTGTATGTCAATATTGTACTAGTAGGAACTGCGGCATCAGTCATGGTAAGAGTTGCTGATTCACCAATAATTTGCCCAGACACACTATCTCGTCTTATTTCAATCTTACATGTATTATTTTCGGCAATACCATCACCAAGAGGTTCAACGAAAAATGATCCAACACCACTAGAATTAACAGTAAATGATCCAGTTAAAGATCCACTATCAAAATCGGCACCAGTTAATGTAGGTCCAGATACTGTTGCAATACTATAATATACAGTATCTCCATCGCTAAATCCTTCAGTATCAACAGTAATAGTAGTAACAGCATCCTCAGGAAGATTTGTTCCGTTATTTCCAGTAACACTAGTAGCTTTCTTAGTATAAGGCCAGTTATCCTCCTTCTTAATTAAGTATTGATCAAACAGATCAAATGTACCTGTTGCACTACTAGTACTTACGGTCGTTCTTGGTCCAATAATTCCTGAGTTTCTTCTCATTTTTTTATGCAGTTAATGTAAAAATACCATGACTTTGAGAGCTACCTCCTACATTACTAGTCAACGTAACAAATGTAGCATTATAATATGAACCACCACCTCCACCAGCAGTTAACCGATTACAGGCACAAGAAGGTAGTCCTCCTCCAGCTCCACCAGAATATCCTCCACCACCTCCGGCGGTATAGAACCCAGATCCTCCTCCACCACCAAATCCACCGACACGATAGATACCTCCCCCCCCTTGTCCTGGATTTGATGAATTATTGAAAGCTCTTCCATAATCATCTGTCCCATACCCATATGTACCATCACCACTAAAACCACCTCCACCACCAGAACCACCAACACATCCATGTGTACTAGAACGGGCACCTGTTCCACCACCTCCATTAGTTCCTCCTGTAGGATTAGAGGGAGAACCTAGTGAATCTAGACCATCATTAGTACCAGGTGCATGTTGCAAATTAACCAATGTACCAGAATTAATATTTGTCCAAGTTGCTCCTCCACCTCCTCCTCCGGCAACCAATAATAAAGTTGAGGTAGTCACATTATAAACAAATGTTCCACCACCACCTCCACCACCACTACCACCACAGGAATTTGTTGTACTACTGTCTGTTCCCTGTTGACCAATAAGAATATCTAGTTGGTCTCCCTTAGTTAGTTGTATTGATCCAGTCAATATTCTCCCAAACCCACCTATATTACTTGAAGATCCACTAGTATATCCATTACCACCTCCGGCACCTCTAATTGTAAAAGTGTAACTACCACTATCTGGTACAGTCCACCTTTGAATTCCATTAGTAACACTAAAATAGGACGCTAAAAATGCTGCACCAGAATATGCAGTTTGACAAGCAGATAATGTAGGTCCGTTTCTACCAGTAGTTGAAGCATTCGTAAATGAATGTGATGAAAATGGAAATAAAGAATCACCAAGAATTTGAGATGCTATCATATCATAGACACCTCTTTTGTCAGGTATTTCTTCAGTCCCAATCAAACCACCATTTTTAGTATAATATCCCATAATTAACTAATTTCCTCATAAGAGCAAGTAGCACTTAAATCGCTGGCAGCACTTGCTTGTACATATAATCTCATGTTTTCTTCCAAATAAATTGAAGTATCTTTTGAAATTACTACAAGAGTTGCATCAGCAGGAACTGAAACCGTATTTGCTATTGTAGAAAGAAGTGTAGCACTAGTATTCCTAAGTGTTACAGTAATATCTGCGGCATTTGTTCCATCAATGTTTGCAATAATCAAAGAGTTGATTTTAAATATTTTTCCTGATGATGATGCATTACTTACAAGAGAAGTAAGAGTATTTGAAACAGTAGTATCATATACTGTCTTTCCATATATACTTGTTGCATTAATTATATTTGGGTTAGCCATTCTTTAGAGTGTTTCTCCTGTTAAAAAATATTTATTAAGAATTTAAAAAAGCAAGTGTAGTTAATGCACTACTACCACCACCACCACCACCACCACCAGAACCTGATGTACCTTGAGCACCAGTAGCACCTTGTATCGAAGTACCAGTGGTTCCTTGAGCACCAGTAGCACCTTGCACTGAAGTACCAGTAGCACCTTGTACCGAAGTACCAGTGGTTCCTTGAGCACCAGTAGCACCTTGTACTGAAGTACCAGTAGCACCTTGTACTGAAG